TCGCAAACCTCTTCGTGGCTGCAGTTTTCAAGAAGATTTCAGCGGACACGTATCACAGCTTTATGGGTATCAGCATGATTGGATGGTCTGTGATCGGCGCCATTGGTGGAGCTGCTCTCGCAGGTTACGGCTGGACGCTGTAACGCGTCAGGCGCAGGTTGCATATTCTTGAAATTATGAGATGATGAAGTGGTGCGATTGAAGCCCCCGCTTCAATTTCGCACAGCCTCGGCAAGCCCCCCGCCGAGGTTTTTTATTGGCAAAGAAAAAGCCGCCTCAGCGGGCGGCAACTATGAGCGATTGAAAACCTGTCGTATTGAAGGTAGTAACGCTAAAAAGTGGTGGTACCTTATGCAAAAACCGACCGTCAGATACGAATTTGCCAATATTCTGCGCGGTGTTGCCGTTTTATGTGTTCTATTTGAGCACTATTTAGGATTTTATATCGGTGACCAAAATGTTATTTCACGTCTAATTCATATGCCTACAAGTGAAATCGATAGGCATGTACCAAGCGAAATAGTATCTGTTACCCACTCTATTCCTTACCTGATACCGGCGTCGTTCGGTGTGGCACTTTTTTTTATTATCAGCGGTTTCGTAATACCTCTTTCGTTGACAAACTCCACTCGCAAAGAATTTCTGATAAGTAGGGTACTTAGAATTTACCCAACCTACATCGTCGGGTTTGCTGTAACCATGGTTGCCCTGCTGATATCAACTTCCTTTGCTGGCGTTGAGCTAACTATACCCGCATCCGATATCATCTTACATGCGATACCAGGTTTGCGAGAAATTGTAGGCGTTCCTTTTATTGACGGAATTATTTGGACACTAGAAATTGAGCTTAAGTTTTACGCAATTGGGTTTGTGTTTATTAGTGCCTTCAAGAATAATTCTCTTTCTTGGATAGCCATTCCTGTCGCGTTGATGGTAGCTGCGTTTTTAGCCAATGAGCTCATTTCATTGTCGCCGATTAATCAGTCAATAAATAGCTTTCCTTTTCTCATATATATGTTCATAGGAGTTTGCTTCAATGCGATGGCTACAAAGCGATTAAGTTACCTAAATGGATCGATACTTATTGCTGCCATTTTTGCAATGTTTATTTCAGCATTTAAAGTGAGCCCATCATACGAGCTTATCATCATAACGGTAAGTTACTTTTATGCTGTACTTTTCTTTGCATTCTTCTTTTGCATACGCAAATATATTCGGCCTGTTGGGCCGCTTTCATTCCTGGCAAGCATAAGCTACCCGCTGTATGTCATGCACGGAATTGCGGGTTACGTTATGCTCCGCATCCTTGGCGAGTACGGGCTCACACCATTACAAGCGCTGCCTATAACTGTCGCAACGATGTTGGCAATTGCTTGGTGCATCCATATTCTTGTCGAAGAACCGACACGAAAATGGGGGAAAACACGCCGCGTCATTCCCATTTCTGCCATGCCTTTATCAAGCGATTGATGCCGCACCGACAGTTGAGGCGGTAAAAGTCCCTCCTGCGGGTATCCAGTTGGTGGTAGCCGATTGCGCGCCGACCTGAACAAGAGAACCGACGTTTGCGACAACGCTAACCCCGTTATTCAGATTAAAGTTCGATGTACCTGCCTCTAGAATACCTTGAGCAGCGTTGTCTCTGATTACCCCTCCGTTGAGTTTGATATGCTGAGAATTGTTGAGCACATACCCGATGCCCTTCACGTCACGTACTCGTAAATTTGAAATTGTCCCAGAAGTACAGCCAGACAAACGCAGGCCTTGCACTGATGCCGGTGCCGATGCCAAGTTTTTTGCGCCGTAAATAACTGGGCTTGTCAAATCGATGAAGTCGCAGTTGTTCAGCGTAATCGACGCGCCATATATTAACCCAGCCGAAACATTCTGACCCATAACATTGAAAATTCCATCAATAAGAATTCCATTCGTGTTCAAGCTGTCAACAAGCACCCGGTCCATCCATACACTAGAGCGTAGTGTGACACCCCGAACAACTAGACCGTACGCTGCGTTCCGAAAGGTCGTATCGTTGCCAAGCCCTACAACATCGAAACGTGTTAATTCCAACCCGCCGATTTCTTCAAATCGTGCGCCATCCCACGTTATAGGTCCCGTCTGTGACACATAGTCAATTCGCACATCTTCATACTGAATGAAGCCTTGCGAGCGCCGCAGCAAAACTTGCGTGTTACGAATGAAGTAGCAAGCGACCCGCCGCACATAGATCATCTGCGTCCAGTTGGTTGCATGTACCTCATCAACGATTGCGCCATAACAATCGTTGAAATCTAGGTCTTCAAGCGTGACACCCATAATGGGCTGCACGCTTGTCTTGAAAATGATACCCGCGCCAGTTGCAGAACCCGTTCCAATAAAATAGAAGCCCCGAACGGTTGCGTTGGCACCAAATGTCCAAGACGTAATATTGATCGCGGACGCACCTGAATAGCGCACCGTTACCTTTTCTTTGGCTGTGGCGTTGGACACGGAGCCAGTGTAAATCCCCTGCCCGCCTTCTAGAATGTATCCAGTCTTAACATTCAGACCGCTGAGAATGACGCCTGCCGTTGTGAATGGAATGCGCGCATGGCCGTGGTAATCGAGCGCAGCTTGCACATTGAGTGTGTCGTCAAACGACCCATCCAACCGAGCGCCGAACCAACGAACATCGACTGGGCCGGAAAAGACCCGCTCCCAATAGTAGCCATTTGTATTGCTGACGACGACAACTCCTTCCATGCTGTCAGCCTTAGCCGGCGTCCCAGTACGGAGGACAAACGAACCTTCTCTGCCTGCTTCAGTAAGTCGAGCAGACTTGAAGAACACGGGCAGGGCCTTGAGGTCAGCGCGGGTTTCCACGGTGATTTCTACAAACCCAAGCGTATAGCCTGAAGCATCAGAGTTAACGAGAAGTGCCTTACCTTTATCTCCCGCCCCTGCGGATGGAAGATTAAGCCCAGCGGCGGCAGCTTCAGCGCGCGCGGCTGCGTCTTCGGCAGCGGCAAGGATGGCTTCAGCGTCTCCATAAGATAGCAAACGCAGCGCGGTTCCGGTATCAATGCAGAGCAGCGCCATCCCTGGAATAAGATAGCTTGGCACAATTGGCTGATTGATGTTTGTAACTAGATCGCGATTGATAGCGCCTGAAACCGTCACTGGACCCGTATTTTCCTGAGTGACGTTCAGGATATAGAGCACCTGATACGCAGCCGCAGGGATGGCAACAGAAGCAGTCACGACGATATTGTTTGCCGTTCCTTCGTCAGCGTTGTTGAGGCGTATGACGCGGTTGTCAGGAAAGTTTTCACTCCCCTCCGTCAGCGACTTCAACGTGTCGCGGATATCCGGCTTGTGCGGGTTGAATGGCCCGGTGGCTGGAACGCCGTCTGTAACGAAATCGCGGAAAATCTCGTCAATCGTGCGAACGGTCATGCGAATGCTCCATAGCAAAACGCCCCGCCAAGGCAGGGTGTGAATTTCTCAGGTTGTCGGTTTGGTCAGGGCGTTGTTTTGATCGTGCTGGCCGAGTAAGCGCCGATGCGGCCTTTTTGGGTCCGTACGGCCAATTGGAACTCGTATTGTGTCAGTGCTGAAAGTGTCGGTGTTTCGAAGTTCTCAGCGTCGTTTTCGAGTGGTCCAGCCACGCGCCATTCAGTATCTGCGGTCTTTCTCCAGCGAACCATGTAGTTCAACAGGATATTGCCCGTCGGCGGGAAACTCAGCTCTGCCGCTGGACCGGAAATGATGGTTACGTCAGGTGCATCAGGCACCGGCAAGTCATCACCCGAGTTGGTCTCATCCGATACTGGCGCTGTGCCTTCCTGCGAGGTATCCCACTGGTAGGCAGTTTGCGGCATTGACTGAACCTGAACGGTAGCACCCTGCAATATACCGCCTTCACCAAGAATGAATTTGAAATCAAGGACTTCAAAAACACTGTTGATGCCGAATAGCGGGTACTGAATGCGGATGAACCGTTCACCAAAAGCAGCGAGACCAAGCAGGTTCGTGTTGAACGTCCCCACCCAATTCGGATTTGCTCGATACCATTCGAGCTTCATCAGCCTCCGCGCCTGGCTATGCGAAGGGGCCATATTGAATTGAACATCTCTGGCTTCTTCGCCGCGAATGGACACATCATCCTCATCGGCCCACGGGTCAGCGTCGGATGCCTGATAGTCTTGGTTCGGATCGAGGAATGTCGCCCGGATGGTATTGGCCGTCGTCATCACGTCGCGGCCACGCCCCACGTCACTAAAGCCAGTGATGGCGTCAGCCGTCAGAATGACTGTCGGTTCCGCCCATGCGCCGATATCAAGCGTAAGGCCACCGTCCGGCGTGGGAATGAGCCTTCCATCGCTACAGCCCAGCATTCGCCCCAGAACATCGGCAGGGCGCTCATCGAGGCTGTATGACCCCCAGAGACGGTATCGCGGTTCGGTGCCACCGGCAGCAATAGGGATTGCTTCGGCGGCGCGGTTGTATGCGGCGATCCAACCGGCATGAGCCAGAGGAGTTGAAACGAGGCTTTCTGGAAGGCGCATACCGTCTTTATGGGTCATGTAGTCCCGGATTACGGCGGCAGCATTATCGTTCCACGCGACCGCGCCAGTGACCGGATTTTTGACCAGAGACGTGCGAGCCACAACGCGATAGTTCGTATTCACGCCGTTCGGGAACAAGCTTAGATAATACTCGTCACCTACGGCATACTGTGATGCCAGCAGGGATGCTATCCCGTCTCCCCGGTGCGCTGCCGTCCATTGAGGAAACCTTGAAGTTAGTTCACCGTAGACAGTCTCAATAGGCGCTCCGAGGCGCGACTGGATGCGCAACAGTGGGTTGCCGGTCGTTCCTTCGCGCCATTTACTCGGCGGTGTCGGTGAACCATCGGGCAGCAAATCAATCTTCTGATCGTCAAGCCAGTACTCCTCAATCCCATCGAATGGCCCCTGCCCCAACGCCAGCACCTTGAAAAAGCCACCGCTCTGAGTTTCTGCGAATATCCATGCGCCGGAAGTTTTCACGCGACCATAGTGACGGATACGCGGCGGCGTTGGTTGCTTGACCTGCTGTTGCACATCCTCCGGTTTCGGCTGCTTTGGGCGAAACAAAGATGATGCAAGATAGGAAACACCAAGAGAAATAGCCAAACTCCCAAGCGTAGTACCGGCAGCAAGTGTGATAAGGGCAAGACCAGTCTGCAAGGCAGCACCAAGCGCACCCGCGCCCACCACAGACGCGATGATACCGGAAAGAGCTACTGGCATTTAATTCTCCAAGCTTTCCAGACAGCGTTCAATGGCGCACCGACGAAGCCGTGTTCATCGTGCGAGAACCAGCAATCACCTGCATGAATTGCCATGCAGAGCTTTGCATTATGGAAGATAAGTCCAACATCCCCGATCACAGGTTCGCTTGTTTTATTGAACCCCTGCGACCGCATTGCCCGGTTGACCAATACGGCCAACCCGCCACGATCTGACAGTACCGACGCAGCCCCGGCAGCATCCGAATATGCACGATCCACCCACGCCAACGGCGACAGTCCGGTGCACAGCACGATCCAGCGATCAACGGTCGAAACACAATCAGTTTCACCCCACCGAAAAGGCTTTTGCGCCTCAGTAGCTACAAACTCAGCAATGTTCATGGGATCAGTAATCAGGGTATTTGAAGCTCTTGAAGAGCAGCGAGCCGATGAACTGACAGAACTTGTCACCGGCTGAACGACGCTGCTGGTCACGGTCGGTGTAGCGGCCATAGGCAGGTCGTGATCGGTTAAAGAATGCGTTTTCTGCCGTCATGCTGATGGACTGAATAGCGCCTTCTGTGCCTTGCATTTCGGTGCGGCTGATGCGGGGCGGCTGCATGAATCCCCACCAGATCGGTGCAGGACCGCCAAGCGGCTGCCATTCCTCATCGAAAAGTTGGATAGAGATAACGACGATGCGCTGATCGACCTCATCGTTCGCGTCGAGTGCCATGGCCAGAAAATTCAGTGTTGCATCCGGCAGGCCTGAAAGTTGGAACGTGACATTCTGTGCGGCAGTGGTCGAAGCCATGCCGATGCCGTCAATCGAGCCGTAGCCGTACATCGGTTCATAGCGATTGCCGCTGGTTTCCAGCGCCGTGTTCCCGTTCCAGACACGCATTGTCTCGGACGCAAAGCGGAACTCAACAAGGAAATCCAGCCGCACTTCGTGCTTGTCAAACTCAGCCAACTGTGCCGTATTGAAAAACGACATTACACGTCCTCGATGAAATTGACGGTTGGGAACGACCATTGTGAAATCAGATCAAGGTCGAGGTCCATTTCGCTATCGGACGCCAGACGCATCCGGCACACAGGATAGTCGAACTCCATCTCGCTACCGGCTGGCGCTGCCTCGCGGGCGGGCGGTCGAAAGGTGATTGTCGCCGTGTTTGTGCCTGTCATCTGCACTGTGCGGATGCGGTACATTCGTTCTCCGATTGAGAAATCCATACCCGGCTGCAATTGGCCCGCCGTAACAAGCGATATGTTCGCCGTCGTCCCGCGCAGCGGTATGTTGCTGGTCAGTCTGATATCGATTGACCGGGAGCGGTACAGTCCACCGTCACTGAACGGGCTTGTATCCGAATGAGGTACCTTGTCAGCTGCGCCGTTGCCGCCAGGATCGAACGGCTGATAAGCGCAGCAGCGAGGAACCAAGATAGGCCGCAAACGGCCTTCCAACAGGTTCGCAATAGCCCGGAAAGCGAGGACGGAAGGCGACCCACGACGAATGATGATGTCGCTGAATGTCGCCTTCCAGATACCGGCATCAGAAGCCGTTACCTGCGTCACACCCGACACGCTGGAAGGGCCTGCGAGTGTACGCGGGGCAATATTGAACGGGTCGCGCTTCGGCTTGAGCACCGAACGGGGCCAGAGAATGGTTGCCATTACATTTTTCTCGCTTGTGCGTCTGCCAACATGGTCGGGAAGTTCGATTGAACAGCCTTGGCACTTTGCTGCACCGAAACTTGAACAATCGCGCCAGATGCTGTCTGAATACGCTGATCGGCTATCTGGGCCATTCGGCCACTGTCATCCTGAAGAACGACGTTGATGGTTTCTGTTCTACCGGCACCAGCCTTTGCGTTGCGTGGAAGAACGACTTCTCCGCGTTGCAAGATAGCCGGGACTTCTCCCGGCTGAAGCCCGGCAATTCCGCCTTTGTGATATCGCTTTGCGCCTGAGAATACCGACGGAGACACTGCGCGGCCATGGCTATATCCGTCTGATCCAGCGACGCCGCCACTGTGAAGAATGCCGGGAATTATCGCTCCACCGAGCAAGCCACCACCCTTGAAGATTCCGCCACCGCCAAACATTCCAGCAAGCGGCCCTTTGCCCAACAAGGTCGCCTGAATGACTGCTTCGATCAGGGTATTAAGGAACTTGTCGAGAGCCTTGTTTCCCGTTTCAATTGTTGGCACCATCGACTGGAATGCATCAAGCATACTGTTCTTGAAGAAATCGGCGGCTTCCCTTGCTTGTTCCTGACTTTCTGCCAGTTTGTTCGCCTCAGCGGTAGCGTGAGCGTATCCTTCGGCAAGCCCGTTGATTTGCTCTTTCAGCGCAGGGGTTATCTCAATGCCTGCCTTCTTGGCGGCATTCAAAAGCTCCTGCGTGGCCTTCGCCTTCGTGATTGCGTAATCGTAATCGTCTATCAGTGGATTGATCTGAGCCTGCGCAGCGGTCTCGGCCTGAAGGGTAGCCGTGCGCTCCTTGATCTGCTCGATCTCGCGCTGAAGCTCGTTTTGCCGTTCTTTGCGCGCCCGCTTTTTCTTGCCCCCATCGCCGTCTGCCGATGCGCCAGAACCACCGCCAAATCCAGCCGTGTTTGCCGTCCTATTCGGCGCGATAAGGTCTTGGTCCTTTGCATCAGCGGTTCGTTGACGTGCGCGAGCGTTCGCCTTGTCTCGCACATCTTGGAGATACTCGGAAAAGTACCGCTTTCTGCCGGTTTCCAGGGCTTCGTTCCATGCGTCAGCCGCAACCTTTCCAGCACCCTTGTAAGTGTTTTCAATGCGCCCGAGATCAACACTGAGGTTTTCGTTCAGAAGTGGAGTGAACCCCAGAAATTTATCAACGCCATTCAAGGCCTTTGACACAGCATTAATGCCGTTCAGAGCTTTTTGCAGGCCGCTTTCGATACCAGCAATCATCGCGTTCATCGCATCGATAACATACTCAGCGACTGCGGCCGGCAATTCGTTGAAAATGACCTTTGTTTCGGCCACAAGCCCTTTGAATGCGGCGATCACACCGTCAAGCTCGTTCGTGATGAACGAACCCACATCTGACCATTCAGCCTTAGTGTCATCCATCATCTGAGAGATGAAGTTGATGACCGACAGCATCGCGTCACGTGTGACTTCCGCTGCGTCGGTTGCGCCAACCTTAATCCCCTCCCAGGCAACCGCAGCATAATCTTGAAGGTTTGCCATCTCCCCGGCAATTGGACGAATTTCGTCGCCATAAGCAGACACGGCAAAAGTCGCAGCACCTATCCCAGCAGCAAGAAGCAAGAATGGGTTGGTCGCCACCATGGCCGCGCCAGCCACCGCAACACGCGCCATTGCTGGGATATACTGAGACAGCAGGACAACGGCGGCAGCAGCAGCCGCGTTTGCCACCAATCCAATATTGCCGGCCAGCGCATTGACGATCCCACCGACGGTCTCGGTAATGCCGTACGCCTCGCTCGCTTGTCCGATATACTGCGTAAGATTGTTGGCAAGCTTGGTAAAGCTGTCGCCAATGGTGGCGTTAGTAGCCGCGAACTGCGCTTCGATCGGCTTTTGTGCATTCAGAATCGCTTTAAACACTCGGTCGGAAGTTAGTTTTCCTTCAGAGCCAAGCTGCTTTAATCCAGCAATTGAAACCTTAAATTCGTCAGCGATCGCCTTGGCGATGACCGGCGCGTTTTCACGTAATGATCGTAGTTCGTCGCCTTGAAGTACGCCGGAACCGAGTGCTTGACCGAGCTGTATAAGCGACGCCTGCTGCTCTTGCACCGAGGCGCCGCCAGCCTTCATCGCCTTCGAGACAAGATTGGTTGCGAGTGCGATTTCTTCTTCAGATTTCGCAACGCCAGACGCAGATCGAATGAGACGCGCGTAAAGTTCTGTATAGGTCTGAAGGCTTGTGCGCGCGTCGTTCGCACCGTCCTTCAACTCATTCAACGACCGAGCACCAACACCCGCAGCGGTCGCAGAAGCACGAATAAGGTTCCCGGCCTGCGTCCATGCGTCTGCGTATTGAACGATCTCGCGCGCGCTAAAGCCAATGCCAGCAAGCGCCGTGGCATTTTTAAGCGAGTTGGCGAACGTCGCGGATATGTTTTTGTTCATATCCGAAAAGCGACGCTCGATCTGTCTTGCGCTCTTGTTGGCAACACCGTTCGCCCGGTTCAGGGCATTCTCGAAAGCCTTGGTTCGGGCCTCCAAAGACACAATGAGCCGTTCAACGTCAGTTGCCATCAGAAGCCCTCGATTCCAAGCTCGGCCAGTGTTTCGTTGCTGAATTCAGGGGCTGCTTTTTCTTCGGGCCGATTGAACGCCTGATGGCCTTCAACAGCGCACGAAAACTCCCACAGCGTCATCTTACCGACGTCGCGATGGATAATTCCGGCCCATTGGTAGAAGCGGTTGAATTTCCATTTCCCTCGCGGGAGCGGGTTTGGGTCTTCTTCCCCTCGCCCGCGTCCAACTCCCCCGGCTGATCATCCGGGTCGCCATAAAGAGCGAGCATCAGGATTGCTTGAGCCGTCAGCACGGATAGCGTGAGAGGCCGATCCTCGACAAACTTATGAACAAGCTTTCGAGCAGCCTCTTTCTCCATGCCACCGCCTTCTAGGCCGAGGCGGATAGGCTGAATGACATCATCAACCATCCACTGCTTGCTGGAAAGACGAGCCAAAATCCATTCTGGCCCGGCATCGCACTTGTCTTGAAGCGCGCGGAGATGTTCTAAGCGGAGCTCGAAGTCGTGCTCCCCGCCCGCCCACGTCAGCGCCTTGGCCATTAAGGCGCGACTTTCGCAGTTCGTGCTGGGACACCGTCGAACTGAATATCCAGTTCCGCAGAGACCTTCTGGCCTTTTTCAACGGCGTTGTTCAAACCGACGAGATACGCTGGGCCAGTCTCATATTCCGTATCACCAACGGATGCCTTGACGTGCTGAACGCGAATGTTTTTGGTCTGTCCCGAATACCACCAATCCATCAGCAGCTTGTGACTTTGGGAAGACCAGACGCCACTCGCGGGGATTGTCACTTCGGACGACTGCACAGCGCGTTCGATGGCAGATGGCAGACTTTCGTCGTCGCAATCCTGCGGCACTTCAGTAGTCTGCATATTGTGCTGACGGTTGATGCCGCGCTGAGTGAGTGCGCAAATCTTGGCAAAGGTTCCATCGGTTTCGGTTTCGACTTCCAGAACAAAATCAGGGAATGCGGCTGTAATCGGCTTTGTAGCCATGGAAAACTCCAAACGAAAACGGGCCGGCAAACTGCCAGCCTTGAAAGGGCTTGAGCCCCGGTTTCAGGTGAAAGGGCTACTTCGCCCGGTTGCTGCTCTTTAGAGCTCGTTTTTGATCGCGCGTCGGGCTTTTGATCTGCTCAGCCCAACCATGCGCAACGCAGTAATCTACGAAATCCTGCGGTCGCTCCTGGGGTTCAACGGATGGCTTTGCGTTGAACGAGAACCTGCTTTGGGGGCGCGACCAGTTGCATTCGACGTTGAAAATTGCCCAGGCCATACGGATACCCCTACGGCTGCTCGATCTTTGCCGTATATCGAATGGCCGCATGATTAACGTTGCCATCCCTAATGTAGTCGGTACGCCAGTAATCGAAGGATACGAGCGCGTTAATCGTCAACGGGGGTTCCCACCCCCGCAAGGCGATACGGACAGCGTTTGTTATGTCACGCATTTGCTTTTGCACTGGCTCGATCGACCATACGTCGAGTTGAAACACGATATCATGGCTGTAGACGCAGTCGGCGTCATCTTCAGTAGAACTCGACGGGCCGATGCTGACATATGGGAAAATAGAAGGCGAAACCTGACCCTGATCGTTAGTGGGCGGGTTATCGTAACTGCGCTGACCGATTAATGCGATGAGGGCAGAATTGCTGCGAAGCCGTTGAATAATCGTGCCTTGCAGTTCCAAGACAGGGTCCATGGGCTACCCCGATGCAATTTGCTTTGCTGATTTATTTATCGCTCGAGTGATCCGCGATTTGGTCCGACGCCGGAGAGCACGAAAAGCCACAAAGAAGAATGGCTGCGCCTTTGCGCCGGGGTTCTGTGTACCCGCGAACATGCCGCCATTGATATGCGGCGCACTGCCAAACTCGACCAGGTGCGCGTAGCGAACCTTCGAATTTCCAGCATAGATCGTTATTTTGAGATTGCCGGTTTTGGACTTTACGGCGCCAATCCGTTGGCTGTAGCTGGGGGCGTCGCCCCACGTCCAGCCGATGCTGTCCCGGAGATCGCCATTATCGACCGGGACGAGGCGCTTCATCATTGCAACGATTTCGTCGGCGCCTTGCTCCATGGCAAGTTTAATCGCGGCCTCAGCTAAGGCAGGCAAGGCTTTGAGCTTGCGATTGAGACTTTTCAGGCCAAGGATGGCCATCAAGTTTCCTCGCCTTCGACAACGAGCAGTTCCAACATCGCGCCGCGCTCGTCCAGATTGACGACGGTTTTGATCCCAAACACGCGGTTTGGCCTTCGCTCACCTTGGGCGTCAACTGTAACGCCAGCCCGAGCGTCATAAGCCCGCCACGATGCCGTCACCTGCCTTGCCTGCTCGCTGCTGCGAATGGTCAGATTGTACGGCTGCATAGACTGCATTCGGGCAGCCATGACGCTTTCCGCATTGCTTCCGTATCGTGGTTCCAGCCTTCCCGGCACGGTGAACTGGTCAACCCATTCGCCTCGTGTGCCGCCAAACCCGTCGTCTACGTCCTGCCTGACCTGAAACGTCAAACGGCAGTTCAGGCTGCCGGCGCCTGCGCGCTTCGCCATGCTTCAGCCTCATCTTTCGTGGGAGTTGGAAGTCGCTCGGCCTTGCCAGCCGCGACAGCGCGGTTAGCGCAAGGCGTGGTCACAAGCCCGACGTAGCCTGCCGGATAGCGGATGGTCACTGCAGGCTTAGGGATGAAATCGTAGGTGGCTGTGAAGTGGAGCCAGGGCATTACTCTTCCACCGGCAACGTGCGCCACACCCGATATGGTGCCAGTAAAGCCCGAACGTGGCGCGGCAGAACGGCATGGCCTTCGGCCTTCATGTCGGGTTCGCGGTTCTCGTACAGATCAGCTGACACCAACAGGATTGCCGCTGTGATTGGCGGGGTAATAACCATGCCATCCGGCAAGGTAGGCGTCGCGCCGGTCTCCACGACCTCGCGGTCGACATATTCGACGACGATTGTTTCTGCCGCAGACAGATAGACTTCAAGCTCAACATCTTCGTCATCATGAAACACACGAAGGTGTTTCTTCAGCAGTTCGAGGTCAACCAGTGCCATCGCCACCACCCTCCGGCGGCGTTTCAGGCTCCGGTTCTGGCTCGGGAGCCGGATTTGGATCGACGATTCCCGCCCCGATGTAGCTCGCCACCCGGCGTTTGCGTGTCTTCGTGTCGGCCATCGCCAACCTCCGTAAACTTCTCGACGTAACCAAG